TTGGGGAAAGGTATCAACATCATCAATAAGAATCCAGCGAAAAGTATTCTGGCCGATTGATTTCTGACGAATAAAAAGACTTATTTGGCCGCGTATTGTTTGAATACCTCTATCTTGATCTGGGCCCAAAAGAAGACATTCATCCACTGATTCTTCGCCCCATAAATGCCTGTCTGGTCTATTTTTTTGTCTAGCATACAATTGAAGTAGTTCTTTAACTAATGTGGTTTTTCCACAACCTGGGGGACCCGTTATAAATATGTGACTTGATGTATCAAATTGATTAATACATTCAGTCCAGACTGACTCTTGGCCGACTAAAGAGGTCATTATAGTTGATTCCTTATAAGACTTTAGATTGGTGATGAGGGCTATAAGCCAACTTAAAAGATCCTCTATATCTAAACTTCAAATATGTCAGACAGGAACGGCAGTAAGAAATCTCTATATGATGTTCTTGGCGTAAATAAATCCAATAGTTGTAATGAAATTAAAAAGGTTTATTTCAAGTTAGCTAGAACACATCATCCAGATAAGGGCGGCGATCCAGAATTATTTAAAGAGATTCTACGCGCTAGCGAGGTTCTAACTGATGAACGCAAACGTCAAATATATGATGAGTCTGGTATTATTGAAGGAGAAAATGGAGTAGCTGAGGGTTCTGGTGGAAATCCCTTCCAAGGAGGAGGCTTTCCATTTCCATTTGAAGTTAATATTAATGATCTATTTGGAGGTATGTTTGGCAATCCACCTTTACAGAGGGGGCCTCTTCGCAAGGGTAAAAAACCTGCACCGATTATTCAGACCATTAATATCACTCTAGAACAATTCTATTTAGGGCATAATTTTGAGATTAATATTAATCGTGCGTCTTTTTGTACTGGATGTGATCACAGTGGTGCTAAAGTAAAAGAAACATGTAAGGCATGTAATGGAAGAGGGACAATTTCTCAAAATGTTCAAATGGGGCCAATGATAATGCATACAACAGGGCCCTGTATTGAATGTCAAACGAAGGGAGAGAAAATTCTTGAAAAATGCGAGGTTTGCTCTGGCACGGGTTTTCTTCAAGATGTTCGTAATTTGTCGGTCAAAATTGCCCCTGGAACACGTCCTGGAGAAACTTACATTTTCCCTGAAGTCTGTTCAGATCATCCTGCCTTTGAACGTCCTGGTGACGCACATATTGCTATCGCAGAAGACACTAATGATCCTGCTTTTAAATATTTTAGACGCGGTGGTGATAAACTACTAAATCTGGAAACAACCATCGCACTATCCCTCTCTGAGGCACTTATTGGATGTGTTGTTAAAATCGATGGACATCCTGGATATGATGAAGGGCTATTTGTAAAAATTCCGCCATCATTTCAGGGTGATAAATATTGTCTTTCTGGCTTTGGTATGCCTATTCCTGGCAATATTGGTAAATATGGCGACTTGTTTGTTAGTATTGATGTTGTAATTAGCCCAATGGAGCGTACTCTCTTCACTACAAAAGGTTCTGAAGTACTTACACCTATCTTTGAAGATAAAATTAGAACCATTGGCTGTCCAAAGGAGTCCATTCAGACTGATTTATTTTTACATAAGGTATAATAAGTATTTAATTTTTCTAGTCTAAATATAAGATGGCAGCCATAAAGAAGCTGAAAGGATGTATTAAGAAAGAATGGGAGAAAGGACTATGTGGAAATTTTCAGGGACTATTATTTATGAAAAATGGTAAAAAAGAAAGACTATTTTTTCGTTCAGCTGAAGAACGTGAATCCTATTATAAAAAGCACTTACAGGGACATAAGGAATGCTCTAAATTTATGCGATATTCGGTATGTTCTCGCAGTAGACCGACTAAAAATCAACGTCGTTGTAGGTCTAAACGAAGTACAAGAAAAAATAAATAAATATTTTTATAATAAGTTTATCATATAATTATATTTAAATAATTATATGTTACACTAATGAATAACTAAAAATATAAAATAAGTATTATACTATTTACTGCGAGTCACGAACCTTAGAGAGATCAAAGGCTACATCCGTCTTCCATTGGGGATTTAGGCCAGCTTGGGCGTATTGTGTTGGAGAGCTTAATAGCATGCCAGAGCTGGGGAAGGGGGCGTATCCTAGAACCGCACCACCGCGCTTCTTGTTCTTACGGGCACGACTTCCTTTCTTGTTCTTACGACCATGTTTCTTGCTCTTACCGTGGTGCCCCCTCTTATGGCGTCCACCGGTCTTAACCGCTTGCATAGCACCCTGGACTACAGCTACAGGAGCAGATGGTCCATCAGTTAATGGTCTTACATCTGCAATTGCCTTGTCAATACCTCCAATATGCGCCGGACCACGGAGATTTTCTGGTAGTACTTGACCGATAGCACTGAGAGGAGCGCCCGTTATAGCTCCACCATGTTGCCCTTCGTGGTATTTGAAATAATCAGCGCCTTGGCCTAGGGACATCTGAGACGGCCAGCTGCCCGATAGATGGTAGCCAACTGGCGCACCCGCTAACATATCCGCGCCGCCTTCACGGCGTCTGTTACGACGCGTGTGACGGCGGGCAGTATGCTTACGAGCACTATGCTTACGATGGGGCTTACGAGTGCTATGCTTGCGAGTGCTATGCTTGCGACCTTTTGTGTGTTTTGACTTCCGGGACGAAGCGTGTTTGAGTTTTCTAGCCATTTCTATATATTAGTTTGATAAAATTATAATTGGCCGCGCCTAACAATTTAATTTTTGAATTTACTTGTTGTCTGTAAAAATTATACGGTATTAATAGAAAAATGAACGCCCCTCAATGGACTGATAAAATTCCCAGTGCCTTTATATGTAATTATTTTTACGTTTTCTTCATGATATTCGCTGTATGGGCGGCTATCAGTTTAATTGGTGGTGTATGGATCTTTGCCACTACAAAGATGTCACTTGGACTATTAGTTGCATTTATCTTTAACATTCTGCTTTCTTTTGGTATTTCAGCAACGTCTGCTCTTTTCCTTTACCTAATTTGCGAGCGGGCTTTGAAGCCTTCTGCGAAGGTTCTAAACTCGACATCTCGTATTGGGTCAGCGTCTGATTATGAGATGATGTAAATACGATCTTACCTTTTTTACACATTTTCTCTGCCATTTTTTCTAACCTCGTAGATTTCTGAGATAGAAACACTAATGCGTGCGTACACTCTTTAGCCATTCTATCATCGCGAATAATCTGGGCGATTCGTCCATTCTTAATCCAATCTGAATGAAATGTTTGGGACTTAATATGTAAGGCTTCCGCCCAATCTTGGATATAAATGGATGAATTACCTTCTGTGGGAATTAGTACTTTATCGGGAGGTCGTCCTAATTCCTTCAGAATTGGAATAAGTATATTGTCTTGGATATCTTGCTCTGAAACTTTATTTGTATTACCAAATATTGCGATTACAATAACATTTGGTTGAAAGATAGTGTCATCTAAGCAGGACATTTTAGAACTTGTTTATTCATATTTGTAATATATCGTATAGATAATCAATTTTTCTTATGGGTACCTATAAAATTGTGTATTGTTTTAGAGAATATAAGTGCTAGTAGTAGTGCGATAATATGATTTATAATATATGATAAGACATGATGTTCTCCATGAATATCAAAATATACTGCTAGTATCGTAAAAAATATAGTCAAAAATGTAATTTCTTTTAATGAAATTATACTAGTCATTCCTATTTAGGATTGAGAATGACCTTAGTCTAATCGCTACCCTCTTGAAGGCTGGCAAGATTCACTTTACGCTTCTGAATTTTGCCAGATACGACATATAGTGAATTCTCCGTTAGAATAATGAAATCTTCTCCCACTTTGTAGAGCTTCTTAATCAAGGATGTAAATTCATCTTTGGACTTTACAAGAATGCGCTCCTTTGTTTCAGGGTCTTCTCCAAGGAAAGCCGTTGCATTGGCAGTTTGACGGTAGTAGTCTAGCATAATTGCTCTGTCCTGTTCAATAGCGATCTTGGCCGCTTGAAGTAGAGTGGCTGGGGCGGGGAGGATTTCTGTAACGGCAGATGGCTGTGTTGACTGTGCCGGTTGTGCCGGTTGTGTACTAGATGCAGGAGTAGCCGGGGTGGACATGTTCTAGGTCTGTCAATTAAAAATAATCTGTTCCGTAGCTTTTAACGCAGGTAAATGGATCTTTTAGGTATGATTATTTAGACCGTATTAGGTTCATAAAGAACCGTTTTTTCATGTTTATCAAATACTTTATTTAAGAAACTATAAGCTGCCTCAATTTGTTTAATCTCACGAGCCCCCGTAATAATAATCCGCCCAGTTCTGAAAATGCTCATTGTAATTCTCTTACACTCGCCATCTCCGTCTCCTGTACCCTGTCCTTTACAAATGTTTGTACATTGACAAATACCAACTGTGGGGTTTAGCATATTATAGAAGAATTTGGTATTAACACCCTGATAGATAGTCTTTTCAAGCATTGAGAATAAGTTGTATTCATTAATCAAGATTTTATGAAGTGCGTCTTGATTAATGAACTTATTAAGCGCATAATCCGTGTTAATTAGTTGAACCGAGAATCTATCAATTACTGCGTCTTCTGGAGTAGTGAATACTTTAACTGGAAGTGCCTTAATTATCTTAAGAAGCCATTCAATAGATTCACGAGCAAAACTCTCTGAAGTAATTCCCGTCATCTGAATGCCTCCATTTGCGAATAGCTTTACATTCACTTCCTTAAACTCCTCTAGACCCTCTTTCACTTCAGGTAATCTCCTTCTTAGAACAATTGTTGATTGATTAAAGAAGGATTTTGATGTAATTTTACGATTTGTAAATATATCTTTATGGGCCGCGCCAAGGACCATATTTTTGTGTTCAAACTTAAGAATTCCAATATCTGGATACCAGACTGGTATAATAATATTTTTAATGGAATTAAATAATGTACTAAGATCAATCTGTGTTCCCCAATGTGCTGTAATAACCATTGTGGAAATGCGTAAATCTGTTTTAGTATATGTCGCCATTTTTTTTAAACTAGTTCTAACCTATCTTCATACTCCGCTAAATCTTGTTTCAAATTTTTGTTTAAATAGTCTAATAAGACTTATTAATTGCTCCTCGGTTTCATTATGTAGAAATGTACTATCAATAATTAGTGGATAAATTATATTTATCTTATTAATAAGTTCATTATCCATAATTGAAAATATATCGGCAAGTAGGAGAATTTCGGTTGTAATTGAGTGAAAATCCACATTACTATCATTAATTATACTATGTACTTGTGAAGGATGACAATGAATGTATTTCCATATACGATGTTCTATATCTGTTTTACGCATGGTCTGTCTTAAATCTCCCCGTGTAATCGCCATAAAAATATCTTCTGTCTGATTATTTCTATTTGGCGGATCATATCTTATTTTAAGTAGACGTTGACGTAGTTTAGGGTGTATTCTACTTTGAGAATTACAAATAAGGATGACGCATATATCTTTCGGATTACAATTAAGAATAGTTTGAAGTGAAAGTTGCGCGGCCTCTGTAAGAGTTTCACATTCATCTAAAATAAGAAACCGAGGGGCTGATTCAGTTTCAGTGCGCCAATCAACGCGTAGAAATGGAAAGACCTTTTGTCGAATTGATTCTAAACTACGTTCATCTGCCGCATTCATAGAAATACACATGAGAGATTTTCTATTACCCCAGATTTTTTCGACAAGAAATGCGGCACTTGTTGTTTTACCAGATCCTGGGGGGCCAAATAGTAGTAGATGCTGTAAAGTGTGGGGATCTTTCAAGAACATTGAGAAACATTTTCTGACGCGTTCACACCAGAAAGATGTATCCACCGACATATTACTTTAAATGTGTAAATTGGGCTTAAATCCCTTCGCAACATTGAGCTCCTTTAACTCCTTTAAGTACTCAAAACTAGAAACAACCTAAATAAATCAGATCGTCTTTCTATCAGCATATAACTATGAGTGGAAGAGGCCGTGGAAAACGTATAGCGACTACTACTGCAACTGGGGCAGCACTTACAGAAGCAACTGAAAATAAACCGGTTTTAGAAAAAGGTACTAAAAAAACTAGTAAGAAAAAGCAATTTCCTGTTATTGCTATAGTTGGACCCGATGGTATTGAAGGGAATTTACTTCCAGAACAAAGGCGACCACTAATCGTACATTTGCGAATTCAAAGTAAAGATGTCCCTATGAATGATATGCCAATCGCATATGATCCTGCACCCCCAAATGATGCGCAGCCATATGACATTAATGCTGATGATCCATTTTATGAGGGCGTCGAACAGTTTGATAATCAAGTTGTTATGCCACGCAATGTATTAGAAGAAGTTAAACAAATAGAGCAACCAGTTATTACTCCTATTACTCCTTCTCCTTCTGCTCCTGTAGTTAGTAATACTCCATTAGAGATTGATTATTATAATCTTAAATCTACACTACTCGTTCAATTTAAAGATTCAGCTGAAGTAAAGACTATTCCTCAAACATCGGATGTTGCCTGCTTTTGGTGCTGTCATACTTTTACTAATCGTCCTGTAGTTTTACCAATGCGTGATACAGGCGAACACTTACAAGTTACTGGCAATTTCTGCTCTCCTGAATGCGCTTGTTCTTATTTGTTTGACATGCGACAAGATTCTCATACGCGTTGGGAACAACTCGCCCTTCTTTATCGCGTTTATGGCGAAGCCTGTCAAGGTAAAATTCAACCGGCCCCTGCGCGTAATACTCTTAAACTATTTGGAGGTAGTCTTAGTATAACTGACTATAGAAATCTAATTCGTTCGCATAAAGTACGCATTGATATTCATCTACCGCCTATGGTTAGTATTCTTGCAACTATGGATACAAAACCAATTGATTTCTATGATTCTAGTCTGACAAAAGGTGCAAGTGAAACTATCAAAGAACGACTACAAAAGGCCGAGGAAGTACTTCGTCTTCGTAGAACTAAGCCTCTTAAGGCGTGGGAATCTACTCTTGACGCATGTATTAATCTTAAAATTAAAGCATAGATTATTTTAGGAAAATTTGACGCTGATTATCGCATATAAAATTATGAGATAATGAGTGCTACTATGTCATCCATTCGTTCTGTTCTTATTCAAACATCTATTACCAATATCCAGAAAGAACTTAGTCAATTAGAACACTGGCTAAATAATCTTTCGGATTCTTCAAGCCCTGATGTAAGCTCTATCCATTCATTTGATGGTCACGGACTTTCTAACATACATCGTATGGTAGATAAACTATCTGAAGAACTTGGTAATCAACGAAATACTCTAAATAATATTCTTGAACGTATTGATAATCTTGAAGGGTTTCGTCGTCCTGACCGAGAGATATTTATTGATGAGGAGAGTAAACTTCAGAAGAGTCTGAGAGATCCATGGTTAGATGATAGCTGTGAGCCTCTAAGAAATGAGATTGTATGCGATGACGAAACTGATTCATCATCAGGTATTCCAAGCATTGTACCTGATATTCCTGAAACTAATAGTAATGTACCTGATATTGAATCAGATCATGATTCGACTATAGTAGTAGATGAATTTGGTATTGGTTTACTTACTCCCAGTGGAGTTATTCCAGTTATCTCAGAGAAATCTGTTAAAAGTCGCATAGTGGTAGCTGAAAAAGTAGATGTCGAAGAGGAAGAGGAAGTAGAGGCTGAGGAAGAAGAGGAAGAGGAAGTAGAGGCTGAGGAAGAAGAGAAAGAGGAAGTAGAGGCTGAGGAGGAAGAGGAAGAGGAAGAGGAAGTAGAGGCTGAGGAGGAAGAGGAAAAGGAAGTAGAGGCTGAGGAAGAAGAGGAAGAGGAAGAGGAAGAGGAAGAAGAAGAGGAAGTAGAGGAAGTAGAGGTGGAGGAGGAAGAGGTAGAGGAAGTTGAGGTAAAAGTAGAGGAAAAGAAAGTAGAGGAGGAAGAAGAGGAAGAAGAAGAGGAAGAAGAAGAAGAAGAGGAAGAAGAAGGGATGGAAATTGAAGAGATTGAATATAAGGGAACTCGATACTACAAAGATGCCGAAAACTTCATTTACTCAGTTAATAAAGACGATGAGCCCTCTGAGAATCCTGTAGGATATTGGAAAGAAAAGACACAATCAATCGCATTCTACAAAACTAAGTAATTACATAATCTAGAATATTTATTATTTATTTTTATAGACTACTTCGGCCTAAATAATAATTATAAAATATCAATATAGTTATAAAGATGAGCTGGAAAACATTTTTTATTGTAAAGTCTTTAACTGTATATAACTATGTAACAGAACTATTTAGCACAACTACTGAAAAAATTAAAAACCTATATTCATACTTGAATAATTACTATAAAGGCTATCATGATATCTGGCTTTTTATTCCAGGTCATACCATTCCACTTTCACTAAGCAATCTTAATAATGCGGTCAAAGTTAATTGGATTTATGATAATTATGACAGTTCACTTATATTTGGAGCAAATAGTAATGAAGAAATATTAAATTATCAAGATTTACCACTTACCTCTTCTAAAATTAGCTGGCTATCTTCTAAAATTCGTATCATTAATTCAAAAAAGCATGTAGACTATGATATAGACACATTTATTCAAAAGTTTAGACTTAGAACTTTGAATAATGTTGTACCATCTTTGTATGTATTATTTATGTGCTGGTGTACATATACTAAGTATTGGTTTAAACGTGATGATACTGTAGAATTTCATATTATTGATAGTATGGGCGAGGAGATTGTTCTAAATTTAGAAAAGCACAATAATTCACTTAGTATTAAAAATAATAAAATATATGCTAGTATCACAGATAAAGATAATAAATAATTCATTATAAAATTTGATAAGTGGCTGAACTTAAAGATAATAGGCAGTGTAGTAGCTTAGATAGATATTAAAAATGTCAACCACAGCATTATCAGAGTCCAATACGAATCTTGATTCTCCTATTCCTACTGGGTCTTGGACTCTTTATTTCCATTCCCCAGAAGAGACCAAATGGACTCTTAACACATTTATTAATCTAGGTACTATGAAAAATTGGCGTGATTTTTGGACCATTATTGAGGCTCTAAAACCTGAATCTCTATCTGATGGTATGTTCTTTATGATGCGTGATCCGTCACCACCCCTCTGGGAGAGCCATCACAATATTCGCGGTGGCTGCTATTCGTTCCGTTGCCAAAAGAAGGAAGCGGCCGATATTTATCTTAATCATATTATTGCCGCAATGATTGGCTCTCTAAGTGTTAATACAGAGAATCGTAATAATGGTATTTCAATTAGTCCTAAGCGTGGGTTTAATATTATTAAGATTTGGAATACAGACGCACAGCTATTTAATCAGCCCTCTAATATTAATACCAGTATTTCCTCTGTTAAAGAGAGTGATATTATATATACCCCGTTTGTTCAGAAGAAGATGTGAATTGTAATAATAACAAAAAGAAAATTAAATATTAAATATTTTTATTTCTTTTATTTATTGATCTACGCCTTTTGTGTTCTTAACGCCGTCTCCGTCTTTTGCTTCTTCGGCGCCAATACTAATCGCACCTCTCCCAAATTAGCTACCATGTATCGTAGCACCAGCGGATAGTCATTCTTTAAATGAATTTGAGTACTCGTACACAGATTTGTACACTTTGTAAAAAGCACCAAATACTTCAATTCAAACATGCCCTGGACGATCTCAGTTGTCTTACGCTCAACCTCTACACCGCCCTGATTGTTCGACATAATTACCGTCTCTCCATCTACAAAATCACCCACACATCTGAAAATTAGATCCGAATTGGAACTTGTAATTTCAAGCATCTCGGCCAGAGCATTAAAATCACGGCAGATCTTCTGGAAATCTGCAGACGGCATATTAATAATAGACGTAAATGAAATATTTGGAAACTCAATATTCTCCACATTCGTGTCAAACAACTTCATCATCCAAGTATTTGTTGTACCCTTCTCTGCATTCTCCGCACGAATACCCAGCTTATTCTGATTGTTCGCAGGTAGGAAAAGGGTCAAGCTATCATTATTACTCAGCGTCTTAATCAATTTGAATAGATAAATCATGTTAATTCCTAAAACAAACTTCGCGGGGCAGTAAAAATACTCAAAACGCTCGGAATGTAGACGTAAATACGTTAAAACAGTATGGGTTTCATCAACATCAATTACACGAATACCTGTGCTATCAAATTCCAGATTGGCCTCTGTAAGAATCTCCTTTAGGGCTTCAATTAGAGTTCGAAAGGCGGCAGATTGTACGGTACGAATTTCAAATAGATTCCCATTCGCGTTTGGACGGGCTGTGGCGGCGAGACTCATTGTGTTTAATTCTCAGTGTTGGCTTTAGACTATTGTTATTTTTGTCTCCTACTGAAATCTCCGGTCACCCGGAATTGTATCAAACTGTGATTCAAACGCGGTGTTATACGCCGATCAGACCCTACTTCTTTTGCTTTCTTGATAGCAACTTGTAGCCCGAATACAATGCCAGAGGTACTATAAATCGTGAGGCAGCGGCGACAAATCCATCCATTATTGATGGTACAAATCCTCCCTTTGTTTTTCTTGTTTTTCTCATCTTTCTACGCTTGCCACCAATCTTCGGACGAACATTCATAGGAGCGCTAGATGCTAATAAATTATGACCTTCTCCTGCGGATGGTGCTCTAAGACCTGGATTATAATACTGTAATGGCATCACTGTTGCTGCGCCGCCAGTACGCCGTTTGTATGTATTTCTACGAGGCATTCTATCTGTATTGTGTAAACAAATTAGTTATAATCATAAAAATAATATAATTAGATATGTCATATTATACACCGCCATTTGAATGCTCTCCGCCAAATCCATTTAATCCATGTAGTCCGTGCGGGATTCCTTGTATTGTGCGCGGTCCGACAGGCTATACCGGTCCTACTGGTATGCCTGGAATAGGGTATACTGGATCATCAAGTACTGTAACTGGCCCAACTGGTTATATGGGTCCTACAGGTACAGTTGGAACTGGACCCACAGGTATGGCCGGTCCTGCTGGCAATATTGGTCCAACTGGCGATTTAGGCCCAACGGGTATGTTTGGAACTGGACCAGCCGGCGATATGGGTCCAACTGGTGAATTAGGTCCAACTGGTGATTTAGGCCCAACAGGTATGTTTGGAACTGGACCCGCAGGCGACATTGGTCCAACGGGTGATTTAGGCCCAACGGGAGATTTAGGTCCAACAGGTGATTTAGGTCCAACAGGTAGCATAGGCTCAACTGGTGAGACTGGATCAACTGGTAGCATAGGATCAACTGGTAGCATAGGACCAACTGGTAGTATAGGTTTAACTGGCGATATAGGACGGACAGGTGATACAGGTTCAACTGGTAGCATAGGACCAACTGGTAGTATAGGTTTAACTGGCGATATAGGACGGACAGGTGATACAGGT